CATAACGCCACATATATTTGAGGACATTAGCTTTCAACGCGCCGCGAAAGCCTTCGCCGCTTAGCGCGGCCTCGATGGCGTCAATCGCTTCGATCCCCCCAGCGGTATAGTGCGGTGGGCTATTGACCACATCGACCGCACCGCCAACCACATCGGCGTTAAGCGCGTCCCTAACCTCTTTGTATCTCATAAAATCATTCCCATACATTATACATCATCCCTATCATCAGCCTTAAAGTTAATCTCGACGCCAAAGAAATCGTCCGACTGGTCATCGATCATGGCATTTATAACCATATAGTCTTCATCGCCTATGAGAAGTTCAAGGCCACGGAACACACGCTTCGTTCGTGTCGCCCGGTCCCTTGTGGGTTCATAGCCATGCGTCGTCATCTCTCCGTTGAACTTACGCTGCGACCAATCCTTCCCCTTGCCTTCGTTGTTATCCTTGCACCAGTCGCGGAAGTCATTGAACGCCTCATTGGTAGTCATTTCATTGTCCGCGCCAGCCACGCAGCGTTCACTGATCCAGCGGGCCAATGCGTCCTCTCCTGCGAGATACTCATCGGTAGCTTGGATTACTGCCTGCGGTGGGTTCAATCCCTGCTCCAGCCAAGCCTTCGCGCCTTCGATAACCCACGCCAAGATGGCGGGATATTCTTCCTTCAGCTTGTCCGGCAAGTCCATGTCCTTGCGGACTGGCTTAGTCTCGAACGGGATGAGGTGCATACGCCGACGCATAGCGTCATCCACATTAGTTATCTCTGGCTTCGTATTGCCCGCGATAATCAACGTGAACTGCGGATTGAACTCAAACAAATCCTGCCGCATGAAGCGCGCACTGATCTTGTCCCCGCCAGTCAGCGCCTTGACCTTGGCTTCGTCCCACTTGCGCGACGGGTCAATCTCCTGCGCGTGCACAAGCCTTGCGCCCATCAACGACGCCAACTCTGTGGGATGCCGCTGATTGTTCGATGCGAGAAACACGTCCGCACTGGCCACGGTGGCATAATCGCCAAGGATATTGCCTATCGCTCCGAGGAAGGTTCCTTTGCCATTACCGCCGGAGCCGTGGGCGAAGGCAAGCACATGCTCCTTCGTACTACCCGTCGCGGAATAGCCAGCCAACCTTTGAAGGTAAGAGATCATCTCACTATCACCGTTGCACGCCTCATTCAGAAACGCCTGCCATTGCGGGGCTGGCTTGCTGAAGTCCGCCTCGACCGATGTGCATTTTGTGCACATGCGAGAACGGTCATGCGCCAGCAACGCCCCCGTCTTCAGGTCCACCATACCCGACCGGGTGTTGAGGATATAGATGTCCGCGTCTAGCTGCTCCGTCGTGGCCTGCATGGTGGGTTCCACCGCAGCCAGCTTCGCCACGTTTGCAATAACATTGTAGGACGCCACACGCTGCGCGATCCGCTCACCCTTTTGCGGGCTTTCAATGTTCTGCAACGCTTCAGCCGATGCGTTCGCGCAGACCTTGCGGACGATGGACAGGTGCTTGTTCGCCACGTCCTTCGCCCACTTGTTACCATCCCATGCGACCCAGCCCATGCCGCCCACAACGTATCGAATATCCGAAACGTGTAGCCGAGCAACGCGCTGCGCCAAAGCAATGTCGCTATACTCAATCGGCGTTTCGCCCGCAGACGCCACCATGCCAAAGTCGTCGTCGTCAAAGTCCGTCACATCGAACTCATCGACCTCGCGTTTGTAGCCAAAGGTCGCAGCCTTACCCGCCAGCCAGTCCCAACCCAACTCGTAAGGCGGGTGCATACGGCCGAAGTCCGCTTCGATAGTATCGAGCGAGTTAACCCCGTCTTCCCAACGTTCGGCCCACGATGCGAATATCTCGAACGCGTCCGGCTCATGGTCCGGGCCACACGCCGCCTTGATGGCATAGCCCATGCGGATATAGTCATCGCGGTCAGGGAAATGCTCGGTCTTGTTCGGGATGGCAGCCACGGCAGCGGCCACATGCGTAATGCTTGGCGCTGTCAGCGACACCTGATCGACCGACTGCCGCTCGACTGCCTTCTGTGCCGTCTTATCCGCGTGGATAATCTGGCAGCCCATCATCTCCAACGTCTCCGTCAGGTCAGCAAAGAACCGCTCAATCTTTTCCCGCGTTACCTTCTTCAACACAGCAGGGCCACGTTGCGTCAGGTCCACATCGAGACTGTATGGCTCCTTAGTGATAGGATGAATACCGCCGATGACGTATTGCTGCCCGTCCCCTAGAAATTCTACAAGCTGCTCGACGCCCCGGTCATCGCGGAACCGCACCTGCATCCGGCCGATCTTTTCATCGGTGCGATACATGAACAGGCGCTTGGGGAAACGACCGATACGCATAGGGGCTTTGCCCAATGCCTTCACCGCCATATCACCGATGACCCTAGCCAGCCCCTCGTTAACAACATCAATGTCAACCGCAGGATATTTGCTGGCCTTCAAGCCGATATTGGCATGGCTGCGGTCCCACCGCTCGACATCATTCGGCGTTGGCACATAGTCCTGCCAAGCATACCCACCCCATGTGCCCTGCGCATTCTGCCGACCGGGTGCTTTGCCTGCCTGATCCGCTTGGATTTTAGACATGGCCGACAACTCGGCATTCGGCGGGATAACGGACACGAGATCGGTGAACCCAATCTCATACAGCGTTTTAAATTTCATCAATGCAACTCCCTCTTTTCAATTTGGTCTCGTCTCTGGAGCAGTATGTCCATCGCTGCGTCTATCGCGTAAAGCGCGAAGGCAGGTTCGGCCTCGGTCAACAATGCGTGGGCGGCGGTTGTCATTACTACGCCGCGTTCAAAGTCTTCTTCAAATCCGATTACGAATACTGGAACAAACTCAACCGTTTGTTCTTCGTCCTTCCATCTTATCTTGTCCATTACTAGACCCCCATAAAGTCGCCACCTTCAACCGCAGCGTTTACCGACCGGCCGGTGTAAGAGATATAGTTGTCCTCTTGAATTTGCGCTGTGGTTCTCTTTGCCAGAAGCGACTGAACATATAGCAGAAGTTCGTAGGCATCAATCTCACCTTCGATTTTTATTCTGTTGCCATCCCGGCTGGTGTAGCCTCGTGTGTTGTCGTGTATCCACGCGGCCAGTTGCGATGCTAATACCTGTTTCATTTCAAATGATCCCCTTCTGCAATCCGATCCGCCAGCCAACGCGTGTTGCGCTCAAACATATTCATCTTACCTGAGCGAAGCCAAGCAATGATGGCTTCCTTCTCGTTGACGGTGGGCGGTGTTTGTTCAGTAGTTTTTGTAGGTCGTGTCATTATATTAACTCCTTGATTTTAAATCCTTTTGCTTCAGCGTAGGCAATGAGGTCGTCGAGCCACATGATGCCTTTACCTGAAACAAAATACTGATTGATGCCCCGAAAGGGTACATTCTTAACGTCGCCCCATGTGTGGGCCGACTGCTCGTACATCTTTATATCCGCACGATGGACCGACGGGTGAGTGCGGCGCAGAAAGTTAGCTGCTTCAGCCGCAATCAATTTCGTGTGGCCGGAGAACTCACGCCGAGCAACTGGTTCATCCCCTTTGACTTCATCCGGAACAAACGTATCTGTTTTCGCGTACCATTCCGCCTTTGGTATAGAGGCAATACCTGTTTCTCTAAGCCAACCCTTAACCGTTCTGCGGTCGCTGCCGTATAGACGCATGAGTGCGGCACAGGTCATAGTCGGGGCCATCGTGCGAAAGTTATCCGGAACGGATTTCTTCCTTCCGCTTGAACTGACAATAACCTCCGTAAGTTTAAGTTCGTCCATCCAACGAACGACCACCGACCTGATCCGGCCATAATGTTTAACGAGTTGCGTTACGTTCATGGTCCTTGCCATCTCCCTTAAATCATCCGGCGGTGGCGATTTGTGCGAAACGAACTCTCGCTTCAGCCCAATCTTTCTACGCCGAGTATCAACGGCGTCAGCCGAACGGCCAATCACCTCCGCAATCTGCGGGTACGTCAGATTTTTATGGTAAAGTTCTGTGAGAATAGCGTCCTCTTCGGGTCGCCACGGGGTAAAACTCTTCGACATAATCTCCCTCATTTGTTCGTTGCCCTTCTTGGGTGGCACAGTTTGAATATCGAACGCAAGAACTTTTTTTGTTGACGACACCATGCGACTTGTGCCAGCTATGGGGAAAGCAAACGTGACACCGACGAAAAAGAGGGAAGAGCATGACCGTATCAATCGACTTTGAGACAAAAAGCGCCGTCGATCTTCGCAAGACGGGCGTCTATAAGTACGCCGCTGATCCATCGACCGACATCTGGTGCATGGCCTACAAGGCCCCGTGGTCTGACGACGTGCTAGTATGGCAGCCGGGCAATGAACGGGACATCTATCTCGAAGATTGGATTATGGCGGGTGGGTTGCTCTCGGCATGGAACGCCAACTTTGAGCGCACAATCTGGAACGAGATTATGGTCGGCCGCTATCAGTGGCCTGAAACCCGCATCAAGCAATGGCGCTGCACGATGGCACAGGCCAGCGCGATGGGCCTGCCCCGCGCACTAGGCCAAGCGGCTGCCGTCCTCGGCGTTGAAGAACAGAAGGACAAGACCGGCGCGGCCCTTATGCTCCGGATGGCACGGCCACGTAAGGTGAACGCCGACGGCAGCTACACATGGTGGAACACCAAGGATAAGGTTGAGCAACTCATCCAGTACTGTCGCCAAGACGTGCGGACGGAACTGTCTGTCGCGGAAGTACTGAACGAAATGCCGGACAGTGAGCGCCGTCTCTATCAGCTTGACCAGCGCATCAACGACCGAGGCGTGGCCCTCGACGTTGACTTGGTGCACCGCGTCAAAGCACTGGCCGCAAATGCCAGCATAGAAATTGACGCAGAAATTCAACGCCTTACCAAAGGGCAAGTCAAGGCCGCAACAAATGGGATGGACTTAGTTGCTTGGCTTAACAGCCATGGGATTGCCACCAAGTCCGTTGACAAGCAGACCGTTGCTCGGCTGCTGACCTCAGACAAACTGCACCCAGTTATCCGCGAGGTTCTAACGCTTCGGCAGAACGGAGCCAAGTCCAGCACAGCCAAGTACGACGCGATGCTTCACGCGGTTAACGGGGACGGACGGATGCGCGGTCTCCTTGTTTATCATGGCGCGGCAACGGGCCGCTGGTCGGGCAAGCTGGTGCAGCCGCAGAACTTTCCCCGCCCGCAAAAGAAACAGGCCGAGTTGGACGAGATCATCGCCAAACTTAAGGCAGATGGGGACGTGTCGGAGCATGGGGCCGGAACGGTTCTGGCGTCTGACTTGCTGCGTTCGATGTTGGTAGCAGAGGACGGCCACCGACTTATGTTCGCCGACTATTCAGCGATTGAAGCCCGCGTGTTGGCGTGGGTAGCAGGGCAGAACGATCTCGTTGAGACGTTCCGAAAGGGGGGAGACGTGTATAAAGAAATGGCATCGGCCATCTACAACGTGGACGTGGAGAACGTCACTGACGGACAACGGCAGGTTGGTAAGATGGCAATCTTGGGTTGCGGCTACGGCATGGGCGGCAAACGCTTCGCCGAGCAGTGCGCCAGCATGGGTATCAAGGTAGACGAGGACGAAGCCAAGCGCATCGTGTCCGTTTATCGTGAGAAGAACAATCGCATCGCGCAATACTGGCGGGATGTTGAACAAGACTTTGTAGATATGGTGAAGGAGGCGGGCCGTGTTGGGACGATCCCGCTTTCCCTACCTAGCGGGCGGTCGCTTACGTACCACAATCCGCGCATCATTCAGCGAGAGACACCTTGGGGGGCTATGCGCGACACAGCCCAAGTCGATACGCTGAATAGTGTGACGCGTCAGTGGGTGTCTCAGATTATCTGGGGCGGTCTGTTGACGGAGAACGTGGTGCAAGCGACTGCCCGCGACCTTATGGCCACGGCCATGATGGCGTTGGAAGTCAAGGGCTACAATGTCATCCTGTCCGTACACGATGAAATCATTTCCGAAGTGCCAGATAA